AGGTACTTGGTGCGGATTAATGGTCCCTGTAGAAGTTGCATCTCAGCGCACCACCCGAACGTAAGACTGGCTGCCGCTGTGAGTCATCGCAGGGATTGAGCTAACGACTGTTTGAAAAACAATCGCGCCGTAAACGCCTGCCGACATGTAACAGCCGAGCATGATCAAAAACGATTTCATGGGTTGATTAGGTGAATTGGTTAGAGCAAAAGGAGAGGCCCTCAGGCCTCCCCCATCATCTCGTCGGCTAGCTCGTCCATCAGATGGCTGAGCCAGTCGCCGTAAGTTTTGGCGTTCGCTTGGGTCGCTTCGTCCTTCTCGCAAGCTGCGATCAGGGCAAGCGCTAAGCGTTGCTGCTCTTGGTTCATGAGTTGAATAGGTGTGGTTCGTTGGTACTCGTTGAGAGCGGACCCGTGACGTGCGGACCTGTTGGGTCTGCTGTCTGCACCTAGCGGCTGCAACCCAGAGGGCTGTGCTGTTGGTGCGGATCTGCTCCCTATGTAGTTGTCAAGGTGCTGAAGCAGGCAGAGGATCTGTCACCTCCCCTTCCTTCTTACAGTATAGCGTACCCACTACAGTCTGACAAGAACATGGGACAAATTGGGTCAGCTTGCCGACTGGCACAGGGGGTGGGGTTGCAGATTAGTACAGGCGTATGCGGCTCGCGGGTACCCCAAACATATTTCTGCAGAACAGTATTCGTGTAATAAAAAAGCCCCCTAAGTGGGGGCAGGGGTCAGATTTTTAAAACGCTGGATCAGTCGCCCTTATTTTCAATCGAGATCTTGAGTTCAGGCGCTTGAACGTTGACGGTTTCAACAGACTCACCAATGACACGTCCGATGGAGTCGAGCACTTGGCTTGCTGTTTGCAATTGTCCCTTCTTGAGGGCTTGATGGAACAATTTGGTGCGCATGTGTTGAAGACGCGCCAGCATGTTTTCGCGGTCAGCCTGCCAGTCTTCATCAACGAGCTTTTTAACTTCAGCCCAATCGCGCCAAGCGGTCTGAATAGAGATCTGTTCTTTATCTTTGTGGTCGTACACGAGAGCACGAGCCGAAAGCCCATCAAGCTGTCGACGATAAAGCCGCCTGATGCGCTCTTCTTTGGCTTTTGTGGTGCGATCCGTTAGAGGCTCAGGCATTAACCTATCGACCTTTTTTCAGATAATAACCTCCCACACTGTCTTCTGGCACGGTGAAGAGGGGGGTAGGGGTTGAAAACCTGTGTAATGTAATAGGCATGAGCACAAAAGCAGAGCCCATAAGCCTGAGATGGGCACAGGGCCAAGTTTTTTCGAGCGATAAACGCTTCCGGGTTTTAGTTGCCGGTCGTCGATTTGGCAAATCGTACCTTTCATGCGTTGAGCTGTTACGTGGAGCGCTCAACCGTCCAGGTGAGACGTTTTTTTATTGTGCTCCGACGTATCGGATGGCCAAAGATATTGCGTGGCGAGCGTTAAAGAAGCTGGTTCCAAAGGTTTGGATCAGGAGTAAGAACGAAACAGACCTCAGGATTGAGCTAATCAACGGTTCAACGATCGAATTGAAGGGTACTGAGAACGCAATGGCGTTGAGGGGCCGGAGCTTGTCGGGCGTAGTGCTTGATGAGGCGGCATTTATGGATTCAGAGGTTTGGTTTGAGGTGATCCGGCCTGCATTAGCGGATAAGGAGGGTTGGGCGTTGTTTATTTCGACGCCAGACGGTACAGCTAGCTGGTTTTACGACTTGTGGTGTTATGTCCCAGAGGATGAGACCGAAGAATGGCAGAGATGGAGCTACACAACGATTGATGGAGGAAACGTCAGCAAGCACGAGGTTGAAGCAGCCCGCGCTCAACTTGATTCGCGCACGTTCCGCCAGGAATTCGAAGCGTCCTTCGAGAACCTGACTGGTTTGGTGGCCATCAGCTTTTCGGACGACAACATTTCGACAGAGGCTAAGGACATTTCAATTCAGCCCTTGCTGTTGGGCGTTGACTTCAACGTGGATCCAATGAGTGGCATCTGTGCGGTCAAAGATCAGGACACGTTGTATGTGTTTGACGAGATTATGTTGACTGGCGGCGCCACCACTTGGGATTTTGCGGAAGAGGTCACACGTCGATACGGTGTGGATCGCAGAGTTATTGCTTGCCCTGACCCAACAGGCGGTGCCAGGAAGACAAGCGGTGTAGGCGTAACGGACCACGCAATCCTCAGGCGCAGTGGTTTTACGGTTCAATCACCGCGATCACCGTGGAAGATCCGGGACAAGATCACAGCGGTCAATACTGGCCTAATGGATGCTTCTGGAACGCGCAGGGTCAAGATTCACCCGCGTTGTAAGGAGCTAATCAAGTCGTTGCGGACGTTGACCTATGCACCAGGCACTGGTTTGCCTAACAAAAACCTAGGTGTGGACCACGCTTTCGATGCTTTCGGGTATCTTGTGTTGCAGCAGTTCAACTTGGCCAAGCCCGAGGCCATGGGAACTACGTCATACCGCTTGTATTGAGGATGTTTCGTCCGCTGAATGCGCCTCTCTGTCCAAAATGTGGGTCAGAGGAGTCCAAGGTGATGGGGCGTTATACGTCGCAGGACAACGATTGTGTGCGTGAGCGGCGTTGTTTGGACTGTGATCATCGCTGGAAAACGCTGCAATCGCCTGAGGAAGAGCTTCATCCGTCAGTACAGGTGCGATTTTTTCGATGGAACTCGCCAAGCGGCAGGAAGCGGCGTGTAACGCTGGAATACGGGCCTAAAGCTGTTTAGGATGCGTCTATTGTTGTTTTATTGGCATGGCTGACAAGAAAAGCGCTGCGATGAAGCGGTGTGAGGGCTACATGAAGGCCGTCCGTAAGGGCAAGAAGAAGTCAGCTAGTAAGAAGAAAAAGTAAGAGTTAGACTGGGTGCACCCCATCGCCTAGTTGTCATGCCTGGTCATTACGGAGCTGGCGGCAAGAAAAAGCCCAACGGCAAGAAAAAGGGCATGAAGAAAGGCAGCAAGAAGATGCGGTGCAGCTGTGGCAAGTGAAAACGTCCCAGTAAACAAGGCGCTTTATGCTCGCGTAAAGGCTGAGGCCAAGCGCAAGTTTGACGTGTACCCAAGCGCGTATGCAAATGCGTGGCTGGTGCGCGAGTATAAGAAGCGTGGTGGCACCTATCGGAAAGCAACCAGTGGCGGAACGAAAAAAACCACGAAAACCCGCAAAACCAAAAAAGCCAAGTAAGGGCCGTGGCGGTCTTGGCAGATGGTTTGACGAGAAATGGGTCGATATAAAGACCGGGAAGCCTTGTGGCCGCTCCAAAGGTGAAGACAGAGCGTATCCAGCGTGCCGACCATCAAAACGAGTGTCATCCAAGACGCCTAAAACGACTGGTGAGATGTCACCTGCGGAAAAAGCCCGATTTAAGCGCGAAAAAACCGGCTCGAAGAAGATAGGCTATCAACATAAACGTCGTAAACCCCGAGGTAAAAGCTAATGGCTGACGTTGGCACCACTGCTATCGACCGTTTCACTAATACGGTTGAATTTACCGGCAACAGCATGAGTTCAGTCGGTGACTGGCTCCAAGTTCATGCACACTCTAGTGAATACTCTTTTGCTGCAAATGTGACAAGTACCGGCAACTTTACTCTTGCACTAGAGGCAAACTTCAACGGTAACGGCAACTGGTTCACCATTGATACCAGTAAAACTATCAACGATGCCGGTCAATACGTTTATTTTTACTCAGGCAAAGCGGCCACATCGATTCGGATGCGGATTGCGTCCATTTCACCTGGCACGGTGGCACTAACGCCCCATATTGTTGTCGCTTATCATGGCTAAAATTCAACGCGGTGGCCATACATTTGATGGTTACAACAAGCCAATTGCCACTCCAGGTCATTCCAGCGGCAAATCTCATGCTGTTGTAATCAAGGAGAATGGCAAAGATCGTCTAATTCGTTTTGGCCAACAGGGCGCAAGGACGGCTGGCAAGCCAAAAGCTGGTGAAAGCGAGGCAATGAAGAAAAAACGTGCTGCCTTCAAAAAGCGCCACGCAAAGAACATTGCCAAGGGCAAAACCAGTGCCGCATATTGGGCTAACAAAGTAAAATGGTGACATGACTTACTCCGTTCCAGGGCTCGTCAGGACCCATTTGGTCAGCAGCTCCTATTTGGGGAGTGTTGACAGTCCGTTTGTGCGAACGCGGGCAGTAATCGACCAGATGAAAGGCTGGGAGATTATGAAGGCTGTCACTAACGGCACGGAGTATTTGCGTGACAACAGCGAGGCATTTTTGCCTTTAGAGCCTCGTGAAGACTATTCAGCGTATTTAGCGCGTGTAAACCGGTCTGTCTTTACGCCGTACACGCAACGGTTGATTCGAGCGGCAGCGGGCTTAATCCTTCGCAAACCAATCAGCATTGAAGGCGACCCTTATTGGACAGAGGTCTTTAATAAGGACGTTGATGGATGTGGATCGGATCTAGATGAATACGCTCGACGACTCTTGATCTGTGCCCTGACGTATGGGCACTGTCACACGCTGGTTGATTTTCCTGCGCCTTCGGACGCGAGAAGTCTTGCAGAAGAGCGTGCTCTTAATCGTCGGCCCTATTGGATTGAGGTGGATCCCACTCAGATCTACGGTTGGCGACTGGACCGCGAAACCAATTACGGAAACCTTACGCAGGTTCGGATTGGCGAAAAGGCAGTAGTCCCTGACGGTGAGTTCGGAGAAAAGGTGTATGACCAAGTACGTGTCATCGAGCCTGGTCGTTATCGCGTCTTCCGGCAAGAAGAGCAGAAGAAAGCGATGCAAGGGCAGTTTCCATACCCCTCTTCGTTCGATCAATCCGATGCTACGGCGGAGTATGAACTGGTTGAGTCTGGTCCTTACTCGCTCGATCAAATCCCATTGGTGACGATCTATGCGAATAAAACGGACACAATGACCAGTAAGCCACCACTACTGGATATTGCTCATCTCAATCTGGCCCACTATCAACGGCAAGCGGATCTTATCCACAGTCTCCACATCGCTTCGCAACCGATGCTCGTCCTTGAGGGTTGGGACGATCAGACGAAGGATATGGCGATCAGCGTTAATTACGCGATGGCGACCCAGCCGGGTAACAAGGTCTATTACGTGGAGCCTGCATCAAGCGCGTTTGAGGCGCAATCATCGGAGATACAGGAGTTACAGCAGCAGATGGCGACACTCGGCATCAGCACGCTGAGCCAACAGAAGTTTGTTGCTGAATCT